GAGGACAGATGGACAAAGTATTAGTGGACATAGAAGAATTAAAAGATGCCAACAGGGATCTAGGATATAAGAACGGAAACAATAATGATTGAAGCTGTCGTAGGATTACTTATGTTTATAAATGGTGAGATCAAGGAGGCTCGTATCCAGGAGTCGATGGCATCATGCCTTCGCCATAAACGTGAAGCTGAGAGACAGTATAATGAATCTGTTACTTACAAATGTTGGCGCGGCAAAGCAGAACTAGAAACAAATATTGATGGATCTTTATCAATAAAGAAGTTAATATTGGAGTAATGGCATATTTAAATGTTAACATTCCCACACTATACGCAAAAGTAAGAAAAGAATATCTCTATGATCTCGATCCTAAGTATAATAAGCAAAGCGAAGAAGTTGTTATTTTTGGTATGGCAAGCATTACAGGCCGTTCACTTCTTTTTCACTGCATGCTACCCAACGGTGCGTGCTATTGGAGATTGCCTATCTCAGCGTTTTTCCAAAAATCGCATGACAGAACCAAAGTGCCCGATATGCAAGTACACGAGTTGGAATTGTGGAACTGCTTTAGTTACTATCCTGCTGTTACTGAATTTGATTTTCTTGGTGGCCAGCGTGGTAAATTTTTAGGTAAGGATAAAAAATTTTATCATGGGGAATATCAATTTACTATCGATTGGGCTTCTCCAGAAGTTAACGAAGTCGATACCGAACATTCTGAAATACCTCAAGAGCATAAGTGTGCACATATATTGGCTCTTGATAACGGTAATTTTGCAGCTCAGCCTAATAATCGTATATTGTGGAGCGTTTCTAATTATACTACTAGTAAGTCTTGGCCTGACTATAAAGTTCAAAATACAGAGTGGTCTGTCGAAAATAAAGATTGGGTAACTGAAGATACAGATAAGATGTTCTATGGTATAGAACAGAAAAAATGAAAATAGATAATATTGTTAAAGATTACCTTTGGGCTTTTGAATTACCAGAAATAGATAACAAAATATTGAGAGATAGTTGTTTAAATATAGAAGGACAACTAAAAGAAATGTTTCCTGCGATATCTGAGGAGCAAGGGTATGGCAGTTTTACAACACACTACCATAAAAAATATAATTTATTTTCTTTTCCATGCACTGAGTTACACAAACTATATTCATCATTGAGCAAGACTATAAATCTTTTAGTTAATGATGATAATTATTATATTAGATGTTGGGTAAATATTTTTAGAAAAGGCGAAAATATTAGTTGGCACAATCATTGGGAACAAGAGTATAAAACTTATCATGGTTATTATTGTGTTAACACAGAGGGCAAGCATGAGTCATATACAGATTACGTAATTCCAAATGAGTTGATGAAAAGAATTACAAGCAAAGACGGTTTATGTGTATTCGGAAAATCACAGGGAGATAGACATAAAACATCTGAGTGGAATAATGAAGGAGAAAGAATTACGATTGCTTTTGATGTAATACCTTTCTTTGCAATACGAAATAATAATATCATGCATAATTATTTACCTATACTTAAATGAAGCCTATTATATTTGAAAAGATAATTCCAAATAATGTTAATGAAAATATTTGTCAAATATTAGCGTACCAGAAATGGTATCTTGCAAGAGATAATCCAAAAGAAAATGAATTTCATTTAATAAGAGATTTTGAAAAAAATAGAGGATTTAGTTTAGATTGTAATGGTGATCCTAATGACGATCCAATATTACATTTTTTTGCACATTTAGTTTTTTCTAAAGTAAGTGAATATATGTTTGATAATAAATTAATAGAAAATACAAAAGGTGTTAAAGTAGATAGGGTAAGATATAATCTTTATTTAAATAATTCATATTGTAAAGAGCATAAAGATAATCCAAACGATAATTATTGGTCTGTTGTGTATGATTTACATAACTCTTATTCTTCAACACTTGTTAATGGTGTTAAATATCAAGATAAATCAGGACAAGCAAAAATATTTAAAAGTAATATACTACATGGTGCCACTATTGACAGCAGAGATAACGTACGTTTAAATATGAATATAATCTTTGAGGAGTATAAAAAATGAATCTAAGTAGAAACTTTACATTATCAGAATTAACAAAATCTGATACTGCCATACGTAAAGGTATTAATAATAATCCTAATGCAGAACAAATAGAAAAATTAAAATCACTTTGTGAGAATATTTTACAACCCGTACGTGATCACTTTGGCAGAGTTAAGGTGACAAGCGGATTCCGTAGCGTGGATTTATGTGTAGCTATTGGTAGCTCTGTAAATTCACAACACGCCAAAGCTGAGGCGGCCGATTTCGAAGTAATAGGAACTAGTAATGCTGAACTTGCAGATTGGATATACTCAAACCTCGAGCCAGATCAGCTCATATTGGAGTTTTTTGAGCCATCTGAACCTAACTCTGGATGGATACATTGCTCCTGGGTACCAGAAGGCAGAAGAGCTCAGTTTTTACACGCATTTAAAAAAGATGGTAAAACTCAGTATAAACCTGTAGTAGGTAAAGCAACAGAATTATTTTAATGAAAAAAAGAGATCCAAAAATAGGCACAGGTAAAAAACCAAAAGGTTCAGACAGGAGATTGTATACAGATGAGAATCCTAGAGATACTGTTAAAATTAAGTTTGCGACTCCTGCTGATGCTCGTGCGACTGTTGCAAAAGTTAAAAAGGTATCTAAACCATTTGCGAGGAAAATACAAATCTTGACTGTTATGGAGCAAAGAGCAAAAGTAATGGGTAAAACAGGAGTGGTAAATATTGCAAAAAAAGGTAAAGAATCCATACGCAAAACTCATAAGGTCTAGAACTTACAAACCAAAAGTGGTACAATCAAAGAAGTTGTACAATCGACAAAAGGAGAAACGATGGCTAAACAAGGAACTTGTTGGGACGGATACGTTCAAAAAGGCATGAAGAAAAAAGGTGGTAGGTTAGTGCCTAACTGTGTTCCTGCAGGTAAAAAAGTTGTCAAAGCGGCTATGGGCCGAGCGCAGTTCTCTGAAACGTCATCAAAAGCTCCAGGTACTAGAATTAAAGAACAACCATATATGGGTTCTTATATGCATTCTGAAATAGCAGGAAAGAAGGTGAGCAACAAAAGTTTAACTAATTACTATGGATCAATGTTGAAAGGATTTAAAAATGACTGAGCCAGTAAAAAAACCAATTGATAGAATTATGGAAAGATTCAAGAGAACTAATCCAAAATTATATAGAAGATATCAACAAAAAAAGAATGAAGTAAGAAGACAGCCTAAAATACCTGGTTTAAAAACGGGATCACCAAAAACTTTTGCAGAAATGCAACCTTATGGTGGAAAGTATGCAAAAAAGAAAAAAGAGATGACAGCAACAGCTGCTCAAAACGTTAAAAGATTAATGACACAACCTGATGCTTACGATCCAGAAACAAGGTATATACAGGGATACCAAAAGAAAGGTAATAGAATTAGGGTATTATCAAAAAAAACAACTGATGCAACAAATTTAAAAGCTGAAGCAGCTAAAATGAAAGAAGATTTAGGTGCAGGTTCAAGAGTTGGTATTTTTGAAACACCTATGAGAGTAAGTTCTCGTGGTTTTGAACCGATAAGACTTACACCTAGAAATAGGAAAAAAGGTAAACGTGTACAAATGCCTGTAAGACCAGTGCCACAAAGACCAACGGATAGCAATTTTAAAAAACTTAGAGCTAAAAAATTTAATAAAGGAGGTGGCTTTGATGCAGGCACTCCAGGCAAAGTAAGAGATATTTTAAATAAACGAGTGAGAGTTGGTAATAAATTAGTTGGTGAAAAAGTAACAAGAAAGGATTTAGATAAGTTAAAAAAGGTAGGACTACCAAAAATACAAAAAATTGTAGGAAGTAAAAAATATAATAAAGGTGGTGAGTCTACAATTAAAACTGTAGCTGCTAAATTAAAAAAAGCATCTAAAGCCCATGCGGGACAAGCAAAAGCACTTGAAAAAGTCGTTAAGAAAAATGTCGGTGGACTGATGGATTACTATAAGGATATTTTATAATGGCTACATCAGGAACTACAGGATTTGATTTAAATATAGATGACATCATACAAGAGGCATACGAGAGATGTGCAATTGTAACTAGTTCAGGTTATGATTTAAAATCTGCTAGAAGATCTCTTAACTTATTATTTGCAGAGTGGGGTAACAGGGGCATACATCTTTGGAAAGTTGAACAAGATGAAAATGCTTTAGTGGCAGGACAAGCTTCTTATACAGTTTCATCAGATGTAAATGATGTCTTGGAGGCATTTATATCCTCAACAGCAGCTGCGTCTAACACTTCAAATACACAAGATATATCTTTAACAAAGATAGATAGATCAGCATATGCAGCTAT